ATCTTAGACATATTTCTATCTCCTTATAAAGTAAGATGATCGGACGTTATGTCCATTTTGTAAAGTCCATTGAGGTCCTTTACACATTTATTTATCTGTGCTAAAATATATGTATATATCTCATGAGTAAAACCAACTATCTGAATAACCGAGACATGCTGCGAGAGATTCACCTGAGCAAGAACAGCTTTTGTAGTTTCCGTGATCCTGTACAAGACCATCAGTACGACATTATCTTGCACAATGCTGCTGATATCACCAAAAACGTCCTGGCTGCACAAACCAACCGTGCCGAACGTATTCGCAAGGAAACCGGTCAAGAGACTGATCCACTGAGTATCCCCATCACTGATCTGGTGTTTCGTATGATGACCTGGGTGCATATTCCGCTGGCTCCTCCCAAGCCTGCCAAACCCAGTCGCAAAAGCAAGGCCAAGAAACTGATTGAAGACATTGAGATCGAATCTGAGCAGGACGAGCTGGACGAAGACGCCGAAAAGCTGATTATGACTGCTCCTGATCCCACGCACATCAGAGTTAACTTCCCGCCGTTTCATCACTACCGTCTGGATGCCAACGGAAACCCCTGGTGTGTGGGCAAGAGTCACTGGCGTGGTGATCTGGACACAGGTGAATTCTGCAAAACACACGGACAGATGACCGAGAACCTGGCTCTGATGTTTCTGAAGCTGTGCGAACGCTATGCTACTCGCAGCAACTGGCGTGGGTATACCTACAACGAAGAAATGCGTGGTGCTGCACTGGTTCAGCTGAGTCAGATTGGTTTACAGTTTGATGAAAGCAAGAGTTCCAATCCGTTCAGTTACTTCACTGCCACATTGACCAACAGTTTTACCAGGATATTAAATATAGAGAAACGTAACCAGGACCTGCGTGATGACATTCTGGAACAGCATGGACTAACTCCCAGCTTCAGTCGTCAGATGAAATGGTCCAACAGTCAGGACATCTAATATGGATCCCGTTTTGCTCAGTATTGTATTTTTGATCTTCATAGCATTGGTTTTTGATTTCACCAATGGATTTCACGACGCAGCCAACAGCATAGCCACAGTGGTGGCTACTGGAGCGTTGAGTACTCGCAAAGCTGTGATGATGGCCGCAGTATTCAATGTGTTGTCGGTGTTTTTCATAGGCAGTCATGTGGCTGCCACCATAGGCAAAGGCATCGTACAACCCAGTGTGGTGGATCTGAATGTGATTTTTGGCTGTCTGATGGGAGCCATAGCCTGGAACATGATCACCTGGTACTATGGCTTGCCCACCAGCAGCAGTCATGCACTGATTGGCGGCCTGATTGGTGCCACTGTGTGCAAAGCTGGATTTGAACCCCTGATCTGGGATAACATTCTGCGAATTGGATCATTTATCGTACTGAGCCCAGTGATAGGTTTTATGCTGGGTGCTGGCATCAACACCGCAGCCAGAGCCATCTGGCCCAAACATAATTCACATCTGGATCAGAAGTTTCGGCTGGCTCAGCTGGCCAGCAGTGCCTGTTATAGCATGGGCCACGGTGCCAATGACGCTCAGAAAACTGCTGGCATCATCTTCCTGATCCTGGTGGCAGGCGGACAGGTCAGTGCTGGCAGTCAGATACCCGCTTGGGTAATCTGGGCCAGCTTCTTGGCCATTGGCCTGGGCACCTTGGCAGGCGGATGGCGCATTGTGGATACTCTGGGATTCAAGCTGACCAAATTGGACAGCAGAGGAGGTTTTTGTGCAGAATCTGGTGGTAGTATTATGTTGTTTATTGCTAGTGCTATGGGTATTCCAGTCAGCACTACTCATACCATTACTGGTGGTATATTGGGCGTGGGGGCAAGCGAAACCGAGCCCAACGTTAAGTGGAAAACTGCCAGACGCATAGTGCTGGCCTGGATTATAACTATTCCCAGCAGCGCACTGATTGCAGCAGCATTCTATACTGGTTTTAAACCATTCTGATTTACATTTACTCAGATATCAGTTATAATGTAACTAAATTCCCATAAGGTAATCAATGAAAAATCTATTCAAGCGAGCCATGGTGTTTACAGACATACACCTGGGACTCAAGAGCAATGGTGTTCAACACAACCAGGATTGTCTGGATTTTACTCAGTGGATGTGCAACTTGGCTCAGCAGCAGGATTGTGACATCTGTTTGTTTCTGGGTGATTTTCACAACAATCGCAACAGCATCAATGTTCAGACACTGAACTACAGTCTGGAATGTCTGGAAATCATCAGCAGACATTTTCCCAGAACCATTATGATTCCGGGTAATCACGATCTGTTCTACAGAGATCGTCGAGATCTGTACAGTGTGAGCTGGGCTCGCAACATTCCCAATCTGGAAATCATCAATGACTTCTATGCCCAGGGAGATTGCGTATTTGTGCCCTGGTTGGTGGGTGACGAGCATCGTCGCCTCAGTCGATATCAAGGTCAATACATGTTTGGTCACTTTGAGTTACCCAACTTCCTGATGAACAGCATGGTCCGAATGCCCGACGTGGGCGACGTTAAAACAGAATATCTGCAGGGCGTGGAACAGGTTTTTTCAGGGCATTTTCACAAGCGTCAGCGACAAGAAAACATCTGGTACATGGGCAATTGTTTCCCACATAACTTCAGTGACGCTGGTGATGATGATCGCGGCTGTATGATACTGAATTGGGGAGCTGATCCTGAATTCCATCAGTGGCCTGGAACACCACGTTATCGAGTATTCAACATCAGCGAAATCATTTCAGAACCCGAAAAACACCTGATGCCCAATAGCTATGTCAGGCTAAACCTGGATGTGGATATCAGCTATGAGGAAGCCACATTTATCAAGGAAAATTTTGTGGAGACCTACAGTCTACGAGAACTCAGCTTGATTTCCCGAAAACAGGACGCACTCACTGACGATAACTCCAACATCAACGTAAAGTTTGAAAGCGTGGATCAGATTGTAAATTCACAGATTGTGAATATCAGCAGTGATTTTTATGATAACAATCTGTTACTGGATATATACCGGAACCTATAACTATGTTCAAGATCAAGAATCTCACTGTAAAAAACTTCCTGAGTGTGGGGCAGAATACTCAAGCTGTGAAATTTGACACCTGCGATCTGGTGTTGGTGTTGGGGGAAAACATAGATCTGGGTGGGGATGATTCAGGATCCAGAAATGGCACTGGCAAAACCACTGTGCTGAACGCTCTGAGTTATGCACTGTACGGTCAGGCTTTAACTAACATACGCAAAGAAAACCTGATCAACAAAACCAACGGCAAGGGTCTGCTGGTCACTGTGGATTTTGAGGTCAACGGCAAGAACTATCGAGTGGAGAGAGGCCGCAAACCCAATATTTTCAAGTTCTTTATCGACAGTGAAGAGCTAGCTGCCAATGATGAGGCGCAGGGCGATAGTCGTGAAACTCAGCACGCTATTGATGAGCTGCTGGGTATGACTCATGATATGTTCCGACATCTGGTGGCTCTGAACACCTACACTGAGCCGTTCCTAAGTCTAAAAGCCAATGACCAGCGCATGATCATTGAACAACTGTTGGGCATCACCCTGCTGAGCGAAAAAGCCGATCGTTTGCGAGAGCAGATGCGAGTTACCAAGGATCTGGCCACTCAGGAAGAGCATCGCATCAAGGCAGTGACCAGCGCCAATGCCAGGATTCAGGAACAGATTCTGAGTCTGCAACGTCGTCAGCGCATGTGGCAAGAAAAACACCTTGCTGATGTTGCTCAGTTACAACTGATGATTGATCAGCTGAATCAGATCAACATTGAGCAGGAGATCAGTTTGCACGAGCAATGGCGTGAATTCAGAAACTATCAGCAAACTCGTAATCAACTATCCCAAGCCAAAGCTCAGCAGGTGTCTTTTTTGCAGAAGGAAATTCGATCATTTGATCGTCTGGAACGAGAATTACAGAGTTTACAAAACAATCAGTGTTATACTTGTGGGCAACCAGTAAAAAACCTGGATCAGCAAATTGCTGACAAAACTGCCGCCATTGCTGAAAGTCAGCAAACCGTTCAGCAACTGGAATCAGAAATCTATCAGCTGGATCTGGAACTGGCTCAACTAACGGTGGTTTCTGAGCCATCTGAAACGTTCTATCCTGACCCTGAAACAGCTACTGAACATCGTATCAATCTGCAGACCATGCAGACTCAGTTGGTGTCTAAACAATCAGAAACCGACCCCTATCAGGAACAGATAACCGAGATGAGCACTCAGGCTCTGGAAGAAATCTGTTACGACACCATCAATGCTCTGAAGCGAGTGCAAGAACACGAAGAGTTCTTGCTCAAGTTACTCACCAACAAAGACAGCTTTGTCAGAAAGAAGATCATTGATCAGAATCTGAGCTATCTGAATCAGCGACTAAGCTACTATCTGTACAAGATGGGTCTGCCGCATCGTGTGATTTTCCAGAGTGATCTTAGTGTTCAAATCGAAGAGCTAGGACGTGAGTTAGACTTCGACAATTTGTCACGGGGAGAACGTAACCGTCTGATACTGAGTCTGAGCTGGAGTTTCAGGGATGTCTGGGAGAGTTTGTATCATCCAGTGAACCTGATGTTTATCGACGAAATGATCGATAATGGCATGGACAGTTCGGGTGTGGAAAATGCCATGGGCATACTGAAACACATGGCACGGGACCGTCAGCGTAGTGTGTGGCTGATCAGTCACAAAGATGAACTGGCTAGCCGAGTCAACAACGTTCTCAAAGTGGTCAAAGAAAATGGTTTTACCCAATACTTGCAGGAGATGGTATAACTATGTTTGATGCCCAGTCCACAAAAACAGAAAGGCAACTCATGGGAGCGAGAAGTCGCTCAGTATCTGTCAGAGCTCTGGGGCGAGAATTTCATGAGAGCCCCAGGCAGTGGAGCCTACATAGGCGGCATCAATACTCATCGTAAACAAATACTGAGCGAAGGGCAAATCAGAACTTTCAAGGGTGATATTATACCCGGCCCTGGTTTTAGTATGCTAAATATCGAGTGCAAGAGCTACAAGGATTTTGCATTTCATCAATTACTTTCAGGAACAACTAATAAACAATTGGAATCATGGATTGCACAAGCCATGGAGGTAGCTGACACAGGTAACTTCACGGTGTTGTTCATGAAATTTACTCGTCAAGGTACATATATAGCCACCCCGGCACAAGAAACTCTCAATTTACCCCCTCATGGAACCCATTATAAATCACAGCGTTATGGAACTTGGTTTTTTTCAGATCTAAAAACATTCATGGAACTCAACAAGGACATCATCAAGGAACTCTCGAGACCATCTCAAAACAACTAAGGAACCACATAGTAACGCTGTTTGGTCGAGGCTGCTCGACTCGCATTGAGACTGCTTGAAAAATTAGCCGTCGGATCTTGCGTGTTACACCCAAAGACTTTTATAAGTTAAATGATGGTGGCTCTGTGAAAAAGATACAACCACCGATAAGTTGCTCAGCGCAGATAATACCGTTGTGCAACGTCCCGTTGGTGTCTTTCCCAGCCGCTCCTATCCAGAATAGAGAGCAGGACCATTTGCGTCAGTGTCACGCATTTCTTCCGCGCAGCTGGTTCTGAGACCGAAGAAGAAGCTGGGGGTACCGGCCAACCGCCTCCGCAAATGCTTCTGTATTATCTGGTAGTGACTCATGAAGAGTTACCATTGCTTCGCCCCTCACCGGGCGAAGTATGGCAGGATCTATGAAGAGATTGGAGGATCGGTACAATACTTCATGTTGATTCAGCGTAAAAGAAAAAAATCAGTTATGAGCTTGCAAAGCAAGCGAAATAACAGATGTGCGTTAGCACATCTCCTGATAAGCCACAGATACTAGAAGAATGGCAAACCTGACTTCTTGGTGGTGTCCAAGTTCTCCTTGATAATTTTACTGATAATCTCTCTTTCCTGTATACCCATGTTGTAAATCTCAGAGAAAGTTATCCCACCTCTCATATACCAAGATAACCTAAACAAGTCCTCTTTGATATCTCGAACCTCACGATCCATTCCCTTTATCAGCTCCTGTATTTCCTGATCAGAGTTCAACATCAGGAGCTTAGATCGAAAAAACTTGAATACTCCATACTGAACTCAGTGACATATTTGTGTGAACATTCGGTACAAGTGAGCTCCAGATTGTTTTTACGAAAGGATCGTCTGAGATCTTCAGTGTGACGTTGTATTTGCGAGTAGATCTGTTTTTCACAATTAACCATAAACTCAGATATGTGATCAGGTTCAGTTACCTGTTGTCCAGCTACACCAATACTCTGAATAGTATCAATCATGTATTGAATTTCCAGTTGGTTGATGTTGTTGATTATCTCACTGCTCAAAGCTGTTTTTTGATCAGGATCTTCCACTTGATCCAGCTGCTGATATCTTTTTCTGTACTGAAACAACTGATTGTTGTATTGAGTTTGTGTATAAAAACTGATGGGACTGAAAGTAAAGGTCAGAGGTCCCAAACTCAGTGATTTTTGCCAGATGTCAGCATTGACATCCTGCAATATATATTTCAGATCCAGACTGAATTCCGACACCTCGGAGCACTTGGGGCACTGAGTTTCAATGGTTAAATTTTCCGATACACTGGCAATTCTGATAGCAATCAGAATGCTTTCCAGATCCAGCATGGGTGTTTGCCAGGCGTCCTTTATGGCAGGAACACAGTTTTCTATCAGGTTCACTGTGGCTTCGCCATTGAACAGAGCATCAGGAGTTTTCAGCAGAATTTCATCAGCAGCAGTCATGCTGAGCACAGCTAACTCTCCAGTAACAGGCATCTGGATGCTGCCCTCAGGCCAGTATCTGCCTTTGCTGGGAAGCTGAATATACAAGCTGGGTTGTCTGAAATAGGCGCTTAGTGGATTGGTCATAGATTAGGATTCAAAGAAATTGTTGATGTTGAATTGAATATTGGCTTCCCAGGTTTCAGGAGCACCTGCTGCTATCTGTTCAGCAGAGCTGGTGATCTGCATGGGCTTAAAGCTAATCAGAGCTTTCTGATCTTCGATGTGCTTTTGTATGGCCTTGAAGTAGGCCAGATCCAGCTGATTCAGAAACTGACGAATCTCCCCAGCATTCTTTATGCTCAAGCCCTCTGCGTTTCTGATTTCACTGATGCTGTCAGTTACCATGTTGATGGTGACAGCACTCAGAGATTTCATCTGGTCGTCCAGCTCAGCAATTTTTTCGTCGTTCTGTTTGCTGCTCATGGTGATTTCAGCAGTGGCTTGCTGCTGCCTGATCAGAGATTTGGTAACAGAAAACATGCTTTTCAGACTGACTGGTCTGAGTATCACTGTGAGTTTTTCGTCTTGCTCATTGATCAGTGTCAGTTGTTCGTCCCATAGTTCTGATGCGTTGGCAAAATTCTGAATCAGATCCTGAATTTCCAGATCCAGCGACATAGTCAAATTGGTATTGGGGACACTCACAGATGCTTTGATTGTAGCAGAATAACTGGCCTGGCGTATAGCCAACAAAATCACGTCCAGATCCAGCACAGGCATCTGTTCAGGATCAGTGATATCAGGAACACAGCTCTGAATCAGTTCAGTTACAGCACTGGCGTTCAGCAATACTTCGTTGGTTTTAAATCTGAGGTCGTCAGCAGCAGTCATGGGATAAATGTCCACAGTGGTTTTGGACAGTGAATTTTTGGGGTACCAACGTCCTCGACTGGGTAGCAGCACACTCAGTTTGGGTTTGCGAAAAAAGTTTTGTAGGGGATTGGTTCTAGACATGGTGATCCTTGAGAATAAATAATGGTTGATCCGAAGTATTTATAGCGTAGAAAAAAGGTGAAAAAAAGTGGCTCAAGTAAAAATTAACATGACTGGCACCACAATGGACCAGGCGATTCTGGAGCAAGCAGCCAGTGAGGATACATTGCTGGCTATACTCGGCGCGGCTAATCAGATCAACACCACTTTGAAAAAGAAAACCACCACAGTAAATGTCAGTGACATCAATAAAAAATTCAACGACCTGGCACAGAGCTCTGACATACTATCCAGATCTTTTGCTAATCTAAACAATTCTGTAATGGAAGCTTCTAAAAAGTTAGCAGGCATTGATGTTAGTATAGATCCTGTGAAAACTGATGGTATCAACAATGAATTTGAGAATCTTGCTGAACAAACAACAACTTTGAACAAATCTTTCAGAAAATTCACTAACTCTGTTCTGGATGCATCAAAAAAGTTAGGAAACATTGATATCAGCAACGTACCTGCTGCGGTAGAGGGAATCAGAAACAATCTGGATCAGGCGTCTGATGGCATTGGAGGTTTTAGTGGAAATCTTTTTGATATGGCAGGATCAGTCAGCGGCGCCAACCAGGCTCTGAATCTGTTCGAAATCAGCAGCGAGGAAATGTCAGCAGGTGCCAGTGAGGCTGGTGCTGCTGTGGCTGGACTGAGCAAAAAGGCAACTTTTGCTCTGATGGCTCTGAGCAAACTTGCGGATATGGTGGGTGGAGTAATTGGCATGCTGGGTGGTTTATTTGCCTCAACAGTCAAATTGATTTCACAATTTGTAATGGGTGAAAACAAACTCAGTGCTTATACTGAAACTGTGGCTGAGGCTCTGAAAAGCATACCCTTCTTGGGAGGCATACTGGGTGGATTAGTGGGCATAGTAGCTGCAACCATAAAGGTTGTAGAAGGTTATCGGGATGTTCAGGCACAGTTAGCTGAATCAGGAGCAGCTTTTGGTCAGGACCTGATGTACATGCGTGATATGGCAGAAAAAACCGGCCTGGGTATGGAGGGGTTTGCAGGAGTTATTAGTAAGAACACTGAAATTTTTGCCAAATTTGGGAAAGTAACAGAAGGTGCTGTGCTGTTTGCTAAAACCACTGCAATACTTCGTGGACGAATGAGAGACATGGGGTATACTGTTGAAGACATCAATGATGGTTTAGCTCAGGTTATGAGTTTACAGACCAGAGGATCAGCAACTCGACTTCAGAGTGAAGAGGATCTAGCTAATACAGCTCAGAGATTGATGAATGAAATGGATGCGTTAGCTAAACTCACGGGTCAAAGCAGAAAATCCCAAGCAGAGGCAGTCAAAAAACAAACAATGACAGCTTCATTTCAGATGGAACTGGCTAAAATGTTACCTGAGACACAAGAGCAGGTTGCCCGAGCAATGATGGCAACAGCAGGTTTGCTGGGTGAAGGTGTTTCTGAAATGGCCAAAAACTTTTTTCTAGGGTTTGAGGCAATAAACAAAGATCAAGCAATCATGTCTACTACTATGAGGGAGACACTGATCCCTATTAGAGAAATGATGCAACTAGCCAAAGCCGGCCGTCTCACTGTGGAAAAACAGGATGAGCTACTGGCTCGGGCAATTGCTTCTTCAGCCAATGATGCAAAATCACTAGATATTCTATTAAAAACTGCTGCTGGTGGAATGGGTGGAGCATCTGAAGAATTCACTAAAACCATAGCTGACTTGATTTTGAGAAATCAACAGTACATGGAAAAAGGTCAAAAAATAGATTTCAATCTTATTTTAGAAAAAATCAAATTGGCCAGAAAAGAAGGACAGTTAAGAGATGAAGCTGCTCAAGGGTTAAATAAATTTGAAAACACTATGATGAGGCTTAGAACTACACTGATAGAAAAAGTTCTGACTCCAATGTTTAATTTATTTGCTCCTATGATCAGTGAGTTTGCTGAATATTTTGAAAAAAATGTAGCTCCTTCCTTGGCAAGTAAACTTGATTATTTAGGTGAAAAAATAATAGATTTTGGAAAATCATTAGCAGTCTTAGTCTTAAAAATATCAGATACCAAGTGGTGGGAAACCATGATAGATGATATTGGTATTAAATTTCAAGAAATGATTCTGGATATTCGAGGAGCTTTGTCCCCTAGATTAGGGGGTTTAAATGCAGAAGAAGTTGCTGCACAGAAACAGATGCTTAGAGACCAGAAAGAGTGGAATAAATCAATACGGGTGGCTATTGACGAGAATAAAAGAGCTAGAATTGAAGGTAAACCTGTTGAGTTAACTGAAAAACAAATCCAAGAAGCCTACCAGGCTGCTTTTGCTAAAGCAAAGGACTATGGTGAAAAGGCTCCTCTGGTTGAGGATTTCAAGAAACAATCAAAGAAACTTTTGTCAACTACTGTAGAAATTATAGAGGAAAGCGGCGATATTAGAAAAGATCCTAAGACTGAAACAGAAATTAAAAAAGATCGAGAAGAATATCAGAAAAAACTAGTAGAACTCAGAAAAAATCTGGGAGTAAGTGCTGATTTTGCAATAGATACAAGCAAGGACACAAGCGATATTCTGAACTCCGTAGCACAGAAATTGTTAGAAAATCAATATGAATTAAAAGACATACAAGGAAAGAGCACCTATGAGAAATTTCGAACTAGGCTACGCACAGCTGAATCCTTTGACTTTCTCAGAGGATTTCAGGAAGCAGGGGTGCGTAGGTCTCTAACAGAGGGTGGCGGAGTTACTGTAGGCAAAAAGGGAGCAGAGTTAGAAGCAGACACTGAATTTAAGAAAAAAATAGATGAAGTTAGTGCTAAACTTAATCTGGATTCACAGAAACTCATTGCTATGATGAAGCTAGAGAGTGGGTTAGAGGCAGGTGCAGTAAATCGCTACAGTGGGGCAACTGGTTTGATACAATTTATGCCCAAGACAGCTAAAGGGTTAGGCACTAGCGTTGAAGATCTTGGCAAGATGACTGCTCTGGAACAAATGAAATATGTTGAAATGTATCTGGAACGAGCTTTAGCAGGAAAAACCCCGCAAGGGGGAAAATTCAGTAGCAGTGATCTTTATGCTAGTGTATTTTGGCCCGCTGCTGTAGGCAAGCCTGAGGACTTTATTATTGCTGAAAAAGGCAATCCAGTATACGATTTAAATCATGTTTTAGATGTAAATGAAGACGATAAAATACAAAAGTGGGAACTGGGAGAAAAGATCAATCAAAAAATCAAAGAACCCAGTCGATCATCAGGAACTCTGGGTTCAACAGGAAAACTTTTTGAAGACTTTGGCAAGGGGACCAAAGTCACAGCACACAATCTGGAATCCATAATGACTCCAGACCAACTCAGAGAAATTGTTACAGCCAGCCAGGAAAGATTATCCAGTGAAGTAGTTAGTAAAATCATGGGATCTAATACCGAAGCTCAAAATCGCATGGTAAATCTACTGTCTCAAATCAGAGAGATTCTGGGGGACAGTCACAGATACCACCGTGAAATAGCTAACAACATTTGATTTTTCTATAAATATCCAATAAGGGTAAACTATCTGATATGTCATGGAAAAAGTATTTTAAAACTGCGCCCAACACCAACGGCACACTGAGTCCAGTAAATGGCAGCTCAGTGGCTGCTCAACAGAGTTTCAAGTTTCAGAACTATGGCAATCTGTTGCCCGAAGTGTACATGGGTCACCCCAATCGTCTGGAGCGTTACAATCAGTACGAAGCCATGGATGTGGATAGCGAAGTCAACAGTGCATTGGACATCATCAGCGAGTTTTGCACTCAGGCCAACGAGCAAAATAACACACCCTTTGACTTGTTTTTCAAGGAAAAACCCACAGAAACCGAAGTCAACATCATCAAGAAGCAGCTGAGTGCCTGGTGTACACTGAATGAACTGGAACGTCGTATGTTCAAGATCTTCAGAAACACGCTGAAATACGGCGATCAGGTGTTTATGCGTGACCCTGAAACATTCAAGCTGTTCTGGGTGGACATGACCAATGTGGTAAAGATCATTGTGAACGAAAGTGATGGTAAACGACCTGAACAGTATATCCTGCGTAACATCAATCCCAACTTTGAAAACCTCACAGTGACTCAGGTCACTGCTGATAATGTATGGCATACCATGCCCAACACTGCTGGTTATGGCGCTGCTGCCTACAACGTTCCCAATAATCCCTACACCACCAACAGCAGATTTCAACATGGTCTCAGAGAAGTAGCCATTGAGGCTCAGCACATTGTACACCTGAGCCTGACTGAAGGTCTGGACAGCAACTGGCCTTTTGGTCAGAGTGTACTGGAAAACATCTTCAAAGTGTACAAACAGAAGGAACTGTTGGAAGATTCCATTGTGATTTATCGCGTACAACGTGCACCTGAACGTCGGGTATTCTACATTGATGTGGGTAGCATGCCCAGTCACATGGCCATGGCATTTGTGGAACGTGTGAAGAACGAAATTCATCAGCGCCGAATTCCCACGCAGAGTGGTGGTTCAAACTTCATGGACAGCACCTACAATCCACTGAGCATCAATGAGGATTACTTCTTCCCGCAAACAGCCGAAGGCCGTGGTAGCAAAGTGGAAACATTGCCTGGTGGACAGAACCTGGGAGAAATTGATGACCTGAAGTTCTTCACCAACAAGCTGTTCAGAGGACTCAGAATCCCCAGCAGCTACTTGCCCACAGGCGCAGAAGACAGTGCTGCTATTCACAATGACGGCAAAGTAGCCACAGCATTGATTCAGGAACATCGCTTCAATCAGTATTGTAAGCGACTACAATCCATGATCAGTGGCGTACTGGATACCGAATTCAAGGCTTTCCTGAAGTGGCGTGGTCTCAACATCGACAACACCATGTTTGAACTCAGAATGAATGAGCCTCAAAACTTTGCCAAGTATCGTCAGGTGGAATTGGACGGTGCTAAAATCAGCAGCTTTAGTCAGTTGGAAGCTGTGCCTTACTTGAGTAAGAGGTTCCTGCTCAAGAGATTCCTGGGCCTGACTGAAGAAGAAATGATGGAAAACACACAGTTATGGCGTGAAGAAAATCTCAATGCTGCTGATGCTGTGGAATCAGATACCAATTTGCGCAATGTGGGTATCAGCCCTGCAGGTATTGAAACTGATCTAACAGGTTTAACCCCATCCGCAGAGACTGGCGCTTCTGAAGCTGGTGCTGAAGCAGGTGCCGGAACAGCTCCTGAAGCTGCACCGGCAGCAGCACCTGCAGGCGGTGCAGATTTAACAGCAGGAGTATAAATAGTTTTATGTTACTCACAGAGATATATGATAAACCAGCTCCTGGGTTCACCGAACCTAGTGGCGATAACTCTGTTCCCAAGCTCAGTGATGTCAGAAAAACCAGACTTACACTGGCTCATATCAACAGTTTGCGAATGATGAATGACGTTCGTAAATTTGAAGAAGAACATCGCATGGACGATATTCGTCGTCAGTACGGTGCTAAACCAGCAGCATAATCTGAAAACCACTGGTTTTTCTGCTTAAAGTGCTGGTTTATTTCTGTCTGTTGTAAATAATGTTACGAATCATTGCAAGGAGAAACTATGTCACGCAATTTTGAAAAGCTAATTGAGTACATCATTAACAGTGATGAAACCCGTGCTCGTAAACTGTTTCATGAAATTGTTGTATCCAAGAGCCGCAACATTTATGAATCTTTCGAGCAGATGGATGAAACCTACGGCGAAGAAGAAATGGAAGAAGGTGTTGGTGACTTTATTGATGAAGTAGAAGCCGACGAAACTGCCGATTTGGCCATGGAAGCCGACATGGAACCTGAATCAGACGACATGGGCGACGACATGGATATGGTCATGGGCGACGACGACATGGGCGACGACCTAGAAGCCGACGACATGGATATGGACATGGGCGACGACCTAGAAGCCGACGACATGGGCGACGACATGGGCGACGACACTGACCATGAAGACATGGAAGATCGCGTAGTAGATCTGGAAGACGCTATTGAAGAACTCAAGGCTGAATTTGAAAAGTTGATGGCTGACGAAGGCGACGACGAAGCTGAAGATGAGTCTGCCGAAGAAACTGAATCTGAGGATGAAGACGAAGACGAAGTTGATGCTGATGAAGAAGTGGAAGAAGGGATAATCCGTGAATACACTGAAAAAGCTCCTGCTCCTGTTCACAGCGAAGAAGGTTCAGTAAACAAGAAGAGCACAGTTGCCAAGAAGAACGACATGGGCGGAACCACTGCTAACATCGTCAAGGGCGGTGAAGCAAAGGGTCGTCCAGCTCCTTCCGCAAAGCCCATGGGTGTAAATGACCCCAAGGCTGCTGGTAAGAGTGCTTTCAAGAGCCAGGCTCCCAAGCCAGTTGCTAAAGAAGAATCTGGTATCAACAAGAGCAGCGTGTTGGAATCCAAGAAAACCAAGAAGAAGTAATTTAACTCCGCAGTGATTTCGTACTAGTGGGCGGTGTATATCAATACACCGCCTGACCAGTAAAAGGATTCAGACAATGACCAGAACACCATTATATGAATATATGAATCCCAGCTCAGCCCATATTACCATGGAAGCTGATGAGACTCACGGTGGAAAAACTCTGTATATGAAGGGTATCTTCATTGAGGGAAATGTTCGCAATGCCAATAACAGAATCTATCCTGGACATGAAATCGCCAGTGCTGTAAAAACTCTGAAAGAGCAAATATCAGAGCATGGTGGTGTACTGGGTGAATTGGATCACCCCAACGATCTCAAAATCAATTTGGATCGTGTGAGTCACATGATTACAGAAATTTACATGGAAGGTAGTCGTGGTATTGGTAAACTCAAAGTGTTGCCAACTCCCATGGGTAACCTGGTAAAAACCATGTTGGAATCCGGAGTAAAACTGGGTGTTAGCAGTCGCGGTAGTGGTAACGTCAACGAAGGCAACGGACATGTCAGCGACTTTGAAATCATTACTGTGGACGTGGTAGCACAACCCAGTGCTCCAAATGCATATCCCAAAGCCATCTATGAAGGCCTAATGAACATGCATGGCGGAAACCGTTTGTGGGGTATGGCGCAGGAATCAGCGCAAGACCCAAGAGTACAAAAATATTTCAAAAATGAAATAGTGAAGTTGATTCGAGATTTAAAATTGTAGGAGAATACCATGCTAGACGCTCTAAAACCATTGCTGGATAGCGGTGTATTAAACGAAGAAACTCGCAGTGCAATTAACGAGGCTTGGGAAGTCAAGCTGACTGAAGCACGTGAGCAGATTCGTGCAGAAATCCGTGAGGAATTTGCTGGCCGTTATGAACATGATAAGAGTGTGATGGTTGAAGCTCTTGACCGGATGGTAACAGAAGCTCTTCAGGCTGAAATTGCTGAATTTCAGGCCGACAAGAAGGCCATTGCTGAACATCGCGTGCGTGCTGTGAACGAAATGAAAACCAAAAGCGCACGTTTTGAACAGTTTTTGACCACCAAGTTGGCTGAAGAAATTACAGAATTCCGCAAGGACCGCAAGCAGATGCAGGAAGCTATCTCAAAGTTGGAAAACTTTGTGTTCCAGGCATTGGCTGAAGAAATCACTGAGTTTGCTCAGGACAAGCGTGCTGTGGTGGAAACCAAAGTTCGTTTGATTGCTGAAGCCAAGACTCAGCTGAATGGTCTCAAGAAGAAGTTTATTGCTCGCAGCAGCCAGGCTGTGGAAGAAGCAGTTACCAAGCAACTCAAGAGTGAATTGTCACAACTCAGAGAAGACATCACCGAAGCCAAGCAGAATAGCTTTGGCCGTAAAATTTTCGAAGCATTTGCTAGTGAGTTCAGCAACACCCAGCTGAACGAAAGTGCTGAATTGCGTAAGCTGTATAATGTAATTAAACAGAAGGACGCAAGCCTAGCTGAAGCTCAACGCACAATTACTGAAAAGGAAACTGTGCTGGAAAGCAAGCAGAAAGAGATTCGCGTACTCAATCAACGTCGTGAACGTGAAACAGTGCTAAGTGAACTGTTGGCACCACTGAACCGTGAAAAGAGAGCTGTAATGACAGAGCTCTTGGAAAGTGTAAAAACAGATAACCTGCGTACTGCTTTCGACAAGTATCTGCCTAGTGTACTAAACGAAACCCGAAAAGTAACTGCAAAGAAGTCAGTTATCACTGAAGGCAAGACTGAAGTCACTGGCAACAAGACTGCCAAGAACAATGAAGATAAGAACAACATTATCGACATCAAACGTCTGGCAGGGCTGAATTCTTAAGGAGAATTAAAAAATGAGTAACATTTTATTGGAAGGTCGTTGGAATGACACCAAGGACGCCCTGCTGGAAGGTTTGCAGGGAACCCGTCGTAACAACATGTCTGTGATTCTGGAAAACACTCGCAGAAACCTGCTGGAAACTGCTGGAACAGGTGCAACTGCCGCAGGCAACATTGCCACACTGAACCGCGTGATTCTACCAGTTATCCGCCGTGTAATGCCCACTGTTATTGCTAACGAAATCGTTGGCGTGCAGCCCATGACCGGCCCCGTGGGTCAGATCCACACCCTGCGTGTTCGCTACGCAGAAAGCGTAACCAGCTCTGCCAGCGCACCCTTTGACACCAACACCACTGCTGGTGACGAAGCACTGAGCCCATTCAAGATCGCCACTGCTTATAGCGGCAGCACCGCTACTGGCAAGGCAGCAACCACAAGCGCACTGGAAGGTGTTGCAGGTAGCAAGCTGAATGTTCAGATTCTGAAGCAGATGGTGGAAGCCAAGACCCGCAAGCTAAGTGCTCGCTGGACATTTGAAGCTGCTCAGGATGCTCAGGCTATGCACGGTATCGACGTGGAAGCCGAAATCATGGCAGCCCTGGCTCAGGAAATCACTGCAGAAATCGACCAGGAAATCCTGGGTAGCCTGCGTGCTTTGGCTGCAACCGAAGAAGTGTTTAACCAGTTGAACGTTAGCGGTACTGCAACTTTCGTTGGTGACGAACACGCTGCACTGGCTGTTCTGATCAACCGTGTTGCCAACAAGATTGCTCAGCGCACCCGCCGCGGTGCTGGTAACTGGGCAGTGGTTAGCCCTCAGGCACTGACCGTGCTGCAGAGTGCAACCACTTCAGCTTTTGCTCGCACAACCGAAGGTACCTTCGAAGCTCCCACCAACACCAAGTTTGTGGGCACACTGAACGGTGCAATGAAGGTTTATGTGGACACCTATGCTAGCGATAACACCGCTGTGCTGGTTGGCTACAAGGGCTCAAGCGAAAGCGACGCAGCAGCATTCTACTGCCCCTACATCCCCTTGATGAGCAGTGGTGTTGTACTGGATCCCACCAGTTTCGAACCAGTTGTGAGCTTCATGACTCGTTACGGATATGTGGAACTGACCAACACAGCAAGCTCACTGGGCAACGCTGGCGACTACGTTGGCGAAATCACCATGAGCAACATCAGCTTCATCTAACTTGCTCTGTACAAAAACAAAAAGCCGGTCAGTAATGGCCGGCTTTTTTGTCTGTACACATAATTACTCAATATCAAGATAAATATCATTAGGAGTTTTACTATGCTTTTTGATTGTAATTTTACTGAAGACGTACTCAAGCAGATGTTACCCAGAAACAAAGAATGTTCCGAGTGGTTTTACTATCTGGATCAGATTCTACCTGATTATGAGGTAACCACGGCTCCTCGTGTAGCAGCGTTCATGGCTCAGTGTGCTCATGAAAGTGGGCAGTTTACTGTGTTGCAAGAAAATCTGAACTACAGTGCAGCTGGGCTCAGAAAGATATTTCCCAAGTATTTTCCCACTGATGAGCTAGCCAATCAATATGCCAGACAACCTGAAAAAATAGCCAATCGTGTGTACGGAGGACGAATGAATAACGGTCCTGAAGCCACTGGAGATGGCTGGAGATTCAGAGGTCGGGGTATTATTCAGATCACTGGCAGAGACAATTATACCAGATGCAGTCAGGATCTGTATGAAGATGATACTCTGGTGCAGGATCCTGATAAACTGTGTAGCAAAGATGGATCCATTTACAGTGCCTGCTGGTTCTGGTGGGGTCGAGGACTGAATGATTTTGCAGATGCTGGTGATATGCTCACTATCACCAAGAGAATAAATGGTGGAACCATAGGTCTGGACGACCGTATGAAACATTATAATCACTTTTTGCATCTGTTGGGCTAAATAATCATATCCTCAGAGGGGATTTTATGCGGACACCACCGCGTAAGGACCTAGAACGTCCAACAAGGAGAAAAAACAAATGGGTAGACCACTTCAATCAAAATATTTCGGGAATCGCAACGTGGGTGCAACACCCACCACTGACGATTACGGAATCGGCGGTAAGAAAATCAGTGCAGTTGCAGCTGGTAACGCCACCGCCTACAGCCAGGGTGTTACAGTTACTATCAGC